GTTTCTATAAAAGTATTTTGAAAAACATTTAAAGCAGCTTGTATTTGATCTAAATCAAATTGCAGTTTTGCTTTTTTGTTATTTAGGTCTGTTATTTGATTTGCAAGATATTTTTGTTCAGGAGTAAGTTCTGATTCTAAAATTTCTTTGTCCCCCACTACAATTTTATTTTCTTGTTTGACAGTTTCTTTATTATCCATATTATCCTCCTATGGTTTTATGCACACTTGTCGGTGTGTTTGGTTAAATTTAGCTATTGTCAGTTATATATGTCTTACCAGTTGCAACTGCTGCAACGTGAGTAGTTTTTTTACTACCTGCTGCTCCTGCTACATCAGGCGTATCATCATCACTATCAACAGGTGCATAAGTTAAAATAACTTCTAAGTGGTCTACGTTTCTTTGGACCATTTCATTTATTTCAGCTTGTGTCTTACCTTCAACGTTCCAACTTCCAGCTTTTACACCGTCAATTAAGTTTACGCTATCAGTTCCTGCTGCTAGACATTCTGTTACTGTTTGTGCCATATTATTCTCCTTTTAAGATTTTGATATACTTGATTTTACTGCTGCTAAAGCATCTTTCCAAGTTGTTGTTCCGTTTACTGAATCCCAATACTGCATATCTAATTGTTCTTCAATACTAGGATAAGCCATTTTTCTTTTTGATGTATAGGGTGGATTAGCTTCGGGTGTTGTTGAAGCATCTATCTCATTCATTATATCTTGTGGTTTATCTACTTTATCACCACAAGTAATAAGTTCTGAATTACCTATAAATTGAGTTTTATCAGAATCACTATATTGCTCAACTTTATATTTTTTATGTGCAATGCTATCTTCTGTGTAACTTTCTAATTCTGTAAAATTGTAATATGTCATATATTCTCCTATTGTGATGTTCTAGTTCTAAAGCTAAGCAATCTAAAACTAGCTGCGGCACCTCTGTTACTTTTAATTTTTACAATTGTGCCGTCCACAAAAATACCATATTTACCCGATGCTGGTGTTGTGGTAAGACCAAAAGTAGCACCAGTTTGCCCAACCATACTTATTGCACCACCACCAGTAATAAAAATACCAGCCTCACCTGTACTTGTAAAATCATTTAGTATAAATACGCCTGAAAAATTATTGCCCGCACTAAATAATGAAACAGTAGCACCATCTGCAACACTTATTGCATTTGCTGTGGTACTGCTATGCGTGACATCCACATTACCTTCATCAATTGCTGCACTAACTGCGTTATGAAAAGTTGGATTACCACCACCATCTGAAACAACAACATAGCTACTTGCAGTTCTAAGGTCTAAACTATTTTGATTACCATTATACCCACCAATGAAAGTATTAAAACTTCCTGTAGTCATTGTACTACCTGCACTTATTCCGACCATAGTATTTTTAGTACCTGTAGTGTTTGATGATAAAGCTGAATAACCAATAGCTGTATTGTTTGATGCGGTTGTATTTGAAAGTAAAGCAACATGACCAAGGGCAGTATTATTAGCACCTGTGGTATTAGTTACCATAGCAGAAGAACCACAAGCTGTATTGTTATTACCTGTTGTATTTGCTAGTAATGCTGATTTACCAATTCCTGAATTGCTAGCACCTGTAGTGTTTGCTCCTAAAGCTAAATTACCAAAAGCAGCATTATCATTAGCGGTGGTATTAGCATCTAAAGCATTAGCACCAACTGCTACGTTATTAGTTCCAGTGGTGTTTAGTGTTAAAGCTTCATAACCAACTGCTGTGTTACTGTTTGCTGTAGTGTTAGCATCTAAAGCAAAAGCTCCTACTGCTACATTTGAAGTACCTGTAGTGTTTGCAACTAAAACATTTCTACCTACACCAACATTATTATCTGCTGTAGTATTTGCTGCTAAAGCATCAATACCAATACCGACATTAAAATCACCAGTTGTATTAGAGTCTAAAGAGTTCTGACCCATTGCTGTATTACCAGCTCCTGTAGTGTTTGCGGTTAAAGCTGAAAAACCAACTGCTGTATTATTTGTTGCTGTAGTATTAGCATCTAATGAATAAGCACCTATTGAAGTATTACTGTGTCCTGTAGTGTTGGCTGCTAATACGTTATGACCAACTGCTACATTGCTTGAAGCTGTTGTATTAGAATCTAAAGCATTAGTTCCAACTGCTGTGTTTTCAGCACCTGTAGTGTTTGCTGTTAAAGAATTGTAACCAACTGCTGTGTTGTTTGAGGCTGTGGTATTTCTACGCAATGCTAATCTTCCAACAGCAACATTATTAGCTCCTGTAGTATTAAGATTCATAGAAAAAGAACCAAGAGATGTGTTTTCAGCTCCTGTAGTGTTTGATAATAAAGCTTTATAACCCATAGCTACGTTATCTGCCGCTGTAGTGTTTGCTGCTAAAGCAGAATGACCAATTGCTGTGTTGTTATCTGCTGTTGTGTTTGACAATAAAGAATCTTTACCGATTGCTGTATTTGAATCACCTGTGGTGGTTGCTATCATAGCGTGTTTACCAACTGCTGTATTACTACTTGCTGTAGTGTTAGCTGCTAAAGCACTAGTACCTACAGCTACGTTTGAAGCACCTGTAGTGTTTTCTGTTAAAACGTTATAACCTAATGCTGTATTATTATCAGCAGTAGTATTTGCATCTAATGCACCGAAGCCAACAGCCACATTATTTGCACCAGTAGTATTAGCAAACATAGCACTTCTACCAACTGCTGTGTTTAAATTACCAGTAGTATTAGTATCTAAAGCACCAGTTCCTATACCAACATTATTAGAACCAGTAGTAGTTGCATTCATGGCATCTTTACCTATTGCAGTATTTGCATCACCACTTGTTAATGCAGCAAAAACACTATCACCTAATCCTGTATTATTTGAAGCAGAATCTAAAGTTCCTGTACTTGCGTTTTGACTAATTAATATACTGTCTACAAAATTAGTTGTATCAGCAAAAATACCCACGCCATTGATTGTGCTATTAAAAGTAGCTGCACCTGCTGCTGACATATCAAGGGTGAGGGCTGTAATATTACTGCCACCATCGTTACCCATAAACAGCATGTCACCATTGCTAATTGAAGAAAAGACAACCATATTACTAGATGCTTTGAACACCTCACCAAAACCAGTGCCACCATCTAAAAACTTAACTGCACCACCATCAGCATCTAATTCAATGTTACCTGCAACATCTAGTGTCATATCTCCACTTGATAACGCTAATGTAGTTCCATCAAGTGTAAAGTTATCTACAACTACACCTGCATTAGCTGTTACAACACCACTAACTCCTAAAGTAGAAGCCATATCAACAGCTCCATCTATATCTACTACGTCTAAATTAGTAGTACCGTCTACGTCTATATCGCCTGAGATGTCTAGTGAGGTTGCTGTTAAAACTCCAGTTACACCTAAAGTACCACCAACAGTCATATCGTCAGTTACGGTTAAATCATCTTGTACTTTTAGATCTACAACGCTAAGACTAGCAAAAGCGTCTACCATAGCTGCACCAGATCCTGCTCCGTCTGAATAAATTGCTTTGGTATCTCCAGGAGGTATTGTTATATTAGCTCCACTACCTTGAGAAATAATTATGTTTTGAGATCCAGATGTACCGTTTTCTATAAACCAAAGTTTTGATACGGTATTAGGGCCTATAGTAATAGTACAAGCACTATCAAGAGTACCTGTGTATTTTAAATAAAGTGATCTACCTGGATCAGTAGAACCGTCAGCTATTGTGGTTGTATGAGTGTCAGCGTTTGTTGTTATTGCTTCTACCCCAGGTTCCTGACTCATCACCTGTCGCTATCTCTTTTAACCTTAAATCATTTACATAAGTTGCCATATTCTATGCTACCTCTTCCCAATTTGGAGTTTGTGTTTCATTATTTTCAGCAAAGGATGAACTTTGGTCAGTATTTATATTAGCATAATTTTTTGTTTGTGTATCATCTATTAAAGACCATACTAATAAAGTTCCTACTGAACCAACAGCCTCAACCCCTGTAGGAACAACACTTGCTTTTGAAATTATAGAAGGAGTACCAACAGACCCAGTGGCTGATTGTCCTGTTATTTGTAATGTTATTCCAAGAGCAACAGATATAGTGCCTAGTGCACTTGTAGCTGCAACTCCAGTTGGACTTACGTTTGCTTTACCTATTAGTGTGACGGATCCTACAGATCCTGTAGCCTCTTGACCTGTTGGTATTACATTAGCCTTTGCTATTGTTGTTGCTGTTCCTACTGCACTTGTAGCAGAAACACCAGTTAGTGTGACTACAGCATTATGATGAACTATTACTGATCCTACGCCACCTGTACCACTAAGGCCTGCAACAGGAACATTTGCTTCACCATCTACATCAACCGAAACTCCACCTACTGTACCGATAGCACCTTGTATTGAAGCTATAGCTTGAGCATTTACACCTGCTACAGGTGCACCAGAAGTACCTACTAGAGAAGATGGAATTACATTAGCTTTCGCTACGATAGTTACAGAACCAACAGCACTTGTAGCTGCTATTCCTGTGAGGGTAACTGGATTTGGTTCGCCCCAAGTATTAGAACCCCAGGTTCCTCTACCCCAACCAGTTATATTAGCCATACTAGGCTAGACTAGGCTATTCTTATAATAGCTGTACTGGCTGCTGCTGCTGGGAAAACAATAGTGAAATCACCTGCTGTGGATGTTTTATCTCCACCAAAATCTATAGTTGCTACTGACTTATCGCTATTAGTATCGTTATAGATCATACAACCTCTTGCTGTTACTGTGGCTGTACCAAATGTTAAGTCAGCAAAATCAGTAAAGCCTGTAGTGCCACCACTTGTAGGTGCGACTTTAGTCAAAGCGTTACCACCTGTAGTGTAATTAGTACCACTTGCTTGTCCAGTAGTTGTAAATGCGGTTGTAGTAGCCCCTAGGGTTGCAGAGCTTGTATACAGAGCAAGTTTAAAAGCATTACCATTTGTTGCAAAGTTATGTGTTGCAGTCAATAGTTCTTTTTTAAAACTTGTAGTTAATGTTGATGTTATGGCCATATTAAATACCTTTAATTATTTTTGCTATATCTTCACTACCTTGACCAGATAAATCTTGTATCAAAGTAGCTTTATAAGATTTTAAAGCATTTTTTATATAAATCAAACAAACCTGATAAATCATATCTCTGTATGCTCTTGCTTGTTCTTTTATATATGGGTCCTCACTATTACTACTGCTTACTATTTTTTCTGTAAGTCTTTCTGCCCAAAACTCTGGAGGATGACCGCCATAATTAGATGTTTTTGCTTCTATAATACCTAAACTAGGCAAACCTGCTGGTGTTATTTCGTCTACCATTTGTTTGGTTCAGGTGGTTTTAGATGTGAATCATTACGATCTATTAGTATAGGTTCTTGTGATTTTCTAGTAATTTCAAGATTATTTATTTTTTCAACTTTCAAACCATTCTCATCTGCCATTACAATCAAAGGATTTGCTAATCTATGATAACCGTAAAGCTTTTGTTCTGCTGGAACATCAGTATCAAGTAACCCAGATGTATGTGCTACCTCAACTTGCATACCTGCTGATATACATTTACTTAACCAAAACTCAGTACAACCTCTACCTGCTTCGGCAAAATGTAAGTTACCTTTGTATGAAAAATCTACACCAAACATTTTTAAAACTGATACTTCGTTCCATAAAGCAAATGCTATTGCGTAAGCAACTGTGTTATTAAGGTAATAGCAATTCAGGTCTTGTATGACCTCTTCTACAGGATATTCAACTAAACCTGGACATCTATCATCTAATTCACATGTATAAATAGGACCCTCATGCTCTTGTAACATTTTTGCCATACTTTCAGTTTGACCGCCAGCATCTTCTGTATTTAAAAACCTAGATGCAGGATCCATCATAAATACTCTATCGTGGTAGATTACCGTACCTACACCATTTATTGCCCACACCTCATCAAAGTGTACTCCGTGTGATTTTGCAAGATTATAATCAAACCAGCTTTTACCAAGACCAACTATAGCTACTGATTTGCCCTTTAGACTTTCAATTTTTTCCATGTATTTTTTAAGATACCGTTGTCCTCAAAGAATCATAACGGTACTCATCTCTCCTTCCGCGAGCTTCTGCAAGGTTTTTAAGCCTTGTAATTTCAAGTAAAAAGCGTTGCTCGTACTGCTGTTGCATGTCGCTTTCACCCTTTAAAAATATATTAGCTTCTACTAATGATCCATATAGTAAAGCATTTCTAGCATTTTGAGAAACCCAAGTGCCAGTTGTGTCTGTTACTAATGAATTTGGTTTAAATAGATAGTGTAGTTCAACATTATAATCTGCATCTGGTACAGGGCTTACAATCAACGTAGAGCCATTATTAGAGGCTGTAGAGAGTTCTTTATCAAAATCTGCATAATATAACGGTTGACCTCGTAATGTTGCGTCTGTTGGATCTACAGAGAACTCACGCATAAAAGTAGTGTGCTTTTTATCTAAATATTTGTAATCACCACTAGCATCTATAACAGCTAGAGAAAAACTCATTTGAAAATCTGTGGGGGCTGTAAGATAAGTATTACCTGTTGATAAAGTACCTGTAACGTTTTTACGAAAATAATCAAACTGTATTAGTTCAAATATTCTTTCTTCTGCGTTTTTAATAAAATCATCAAGAGTAGCAACAAATGTAGTTTCTGTATTTTCTACATAATTTTGTATTAATGTTTTAAGTTCTGCTAATGTCATTATGTAGTAATTGTAACCTCACCTAGTGATGCTGTCATCTTTGGTGTTGTAAAATTAGTTGGCAAAGTAGAAGGATTCATAAAATCTGGTTTAAAATTATTAGAGCTTACGACAACAACAAAGCCTTCACCTTCCTCTTTATCGTTGTTTGGTCTTGGTTTGTATAGAGCTTCTGGATCTGCGGTTGCTGTTAATGGTTCTAGTTGAGGATGTTTCGGCTCGTAACAATCTGAGCATACTTTAGCACCATTCCATTCTTCTCTAAGTTCACTAAGTCTATATTCAAATGCACATCTGTCACATAAAGCTTTTGCAAATTTACCAGAGGCGTAAGCCATATTAATGCATCCTAATATTAGGTCTTACTCTAAATGATGCCCTATCTTCGTCCTGGTCGGCTGCTCTACGGAACTCTTCTTCATATATATTTTTAAGTTGTGGAGTAAGTTGTGGATTCTTTTTTAATGATATGTAATAAGCCAAACCTGCTACAAAACAAGGGTAGAACCTAAAAGGCATATCCATAGTATTAGTGGCCGCATCAGCATCATCCATTCTTACTATTTTATTAAAAACAAGAACATCTGTACTGTTTTCTGGTGCAGGCCATACTTTTAAAACTGGTGTGTTTAATTTATCAAAGAAAAATTGTGAAGGCCTAGCCTTTGTGGTTTTATTTGGTATGTTTGTATAAGAAGACCTACTAACTCTATTCATACTTATGTCAGTCTGAACGTTATTAACCGTTCTACGTACTACAACATCTAAAATATCAATAATGTTTGCGTTTAAAGGATAATCAGTTGTTCCTTCGGTAACGGTTTGTGTACCCTGCTCAATAGTCCATTGGTTTAGGCCACGGTTAGCCCATTCAGCTAACATTAGATTAACGCTTCTAATTGCAGTTTTTAGATCATAACCTGTTCTAAGTTCTAAACCACAACGCTCATAAGCTTCTTCAATAAACTCAGTTACGTTTGGTTCAAAATTTGTGCT